CACGAAGCTGTAAAGGTGATAGGCGGACAAGGTGTGTTCGTTCCTGAGCTCAGCAGGCAAGAGGAAGAAAGAAATCTTTTTGGTGATACCATGCTATCCCAAGGACTGATAGATCATTATGTGGTGGGTGAAGGCGAAGAAGTCATAGCTGATTTCCTGCAGGGCAAAACATCATTGCCTGGATTGGACAATCCTAACAAGAATCAACTGATGGATCTGAATAATGCTGCTTGGCCTGATTACTCCCTGTTTGATCTCGATAGGTATGAATATCTAAACGGTGAACGAGAAGTGTTCATAACAGGCAGTCGCGGCTGTGTGCGACGATGCACATACTGTGACGTCCCTTATCATTGGCCTAAGTTCAGATGGCGCGAAGGTGCTAATATCGCCAATGAGATGATATCACATTATGAGAATCACGGCGTGACTAGATTCTATTTTACAGATAGCCTCATAAATGGCAGTCTCAAGGCTTTCAACAACATGTGTGAACGGTTAGCGGCATATCCCTTCTCATCGCAGATACGATGGGGCGGACAATTTATCTGCAAACCTCGCAATCAGATATCTGACGAATATTTTGATATGATGTCTGCTGCTGGTGCAGATCAATTTTACATTGGCATAGAAACAGGCAGCGATCGGGTGCGTTGGAGCATGGACAAGAAATTCACCAACGACGACATAGAATACCATTTGGAACATTTTAGCAGGACCAATCTAGGCATGTTCTTCCTCATGCTAGTGGGATATGTAACTGAGACAAATCAAGATCATATGGATACCATGCACATGTTCCCCAGATGGCAACGGTTCGTAGCTGATGGAACCATCCGTGGCATAGACCTGGGACCCACCCTCATCATCTTAGCTAACACACCGTTGGACAGCATGCGAGATGAACTGGGCATACGATTTACCAACGGTGATCCCAAGAGCTGGGTAGCAGACAGCAACCCTGATCTGACCATCAAAGAAAGAGTCAGGCGCAGGCTACAGGTGCATAGGCAAGCCATAGACTATTGTTGGCCAATATGGCGGGGACCTTCAAGGTTGATGGTGTTGAAAGATCTCATATCAGGTGTGACCAATGATCAACATGTTAAGTATCAGGTAAATGGAAATCTAGACAAATGAATCAACATGTGTATGTCAAACAGAGATTCACGCAAGAACAAACCGATCAGCTGTTATCCGTAGCAGGTCCTAGCAAACAGATAACTGATTTCTTGTCTGATGATGAATTTGATCTCCTGAGGTCGAGGGTATTAGATCCAAATTTAGAATATCCAGAATCTGGCAAGGTCAGCAAGTATTGGGGATTCGGTCACATCTATGAACCAGCCAAGGATATCAACCCTTGGTTGATCCCTAAAATACACGATCTGATAGGACCTTGTGAGATTGATTTTTATGCTTATCAGGAAGCAAAGATTCCTTGGAAAATACATGCTGATATAAGATGGTATGCGGACAGGGTGCCGCATAAGGTATTCCTCATACCGCTTGATGTGGAACCATTCAAAGGTCCAGTAGCAGTCGACGAGTGGCCCGACACACACACGTTGACCTTTGATCAACGTAATCTCATGCGACAGTTACCTGATAGGGATGGCAGATTGGTCCTAGGAAATTCAGATCAGGATAGCTGGAATCGCAGCTGGGAAGATCCCTGCGTTGAAGGATCCGTGCCTGGTTATCACATCTCCAAGGAATTATGGAATCAGCATCTCAGCCACATTCCCTATGATCATGCCGAGGGCCTCACGCTAGAAGGACTGCATAAGTGGATACCTAAGAGCATCTTATTTTGGGATAACACCATGCTTCATTCTTCGGATGATTTCCTGGGACACGGAATCAAGACCAAGAGGTCATTCATGATATTCACATACCTATGAGCAAGGATTTCTTCTGTCCTGCCAAATGGGACGAATTATATCTCTATCTCAATCATGGGCTGAGCAATAGCTGTAGCCATCCCCTGCCACACCATATACCACTGGATGAGCTCAAGGACAATCTTTCTGCCCTGCACAATACCAAATACAAGCTGGGTGTCAGATCAGAGATGCTGGATGGCGGAAGGCCCAAGGAATGCCATATGTGCTGGCATCTCGAGGACAAAGGGATCAGCAGCGATCGTTTCGAGAAATTTGATGCTTGGGGATCTGATAGTTCGGGTTACTCACTCGATGCTAATCACAAGCCAAGATTGGTTGAAGTTGTTTTTGATAACCTCTGCAATCTTAGCTGTAGCTATTGTGACAGCGGACAGAGCAGCACATGGGCAGCGGTGCTGAACAGGACAGGTCCCTGGGGATTAAGCACTGATCATAGGCGACTGTATGACAAGATACACATCAAACCTGGCAGCACCAAACAAGAATATCTTGATGCATGGAATGATTGGTGGCCACAGATCAAGGACCATGTGGTCAAGCTCAAGATCAGCGGGGGCGAGCCTCTGCTGAGTCCTAGCTTCTGGAGGACCATGGATGCACTGCAAGGCAACTCACCCAATCTGGAACTGAGCATCAACAGCAACATGTCAGTGTCTACTGACAGGATACACAGGCTCATAGGTTATCAAGACGGAATCAAGAGCATGAACATATCAGCCAGCATCGATGCCACTGGAGCGTTGGCAGAATTCTGCAGAGCAGGATTAGATTATGATCTGTTCTTGGAGAACATCGACACATGGCTAAGCGAATCAAAAGATAATTGCACCCTATGGTTACAGAGCACGGTCAACATATTGAATGTGTGGGGACTCAAGGACAAGTTCCAGCTGGCATTGGATCTCAGATCAAAACACGGATATAAGGTTGGGCCCAGCTACAGCACCATAATCCGTTATCCTGAGTTTCAAAGCATGATGCTGTTGCCCAAAGACATGAGATTACAGATAAGCCAAGACCTCTATGATTGGTCAGAGAAGAATGCAGGATCATTGATAGGCAGGGAAAAGAACATGATCTATAAGATCGCCAAGGCGTTGATAATGGATCCACAGCCAGTCAATGACCTAGATGCCAATGATCTAAAGAAGGACCTTATCAAGTTCCTGGCAAGGTATAGGCTGTTCAGCAAGCATCAGATGCAGGATCTATATCCAAAAGATTTCCTAGAATGGTTGGATCAGTAATGCTATAATCATCTTCCACCGTGGCTAAGTATTCTGTCCTGAGGGACAGCAACATGCACAGGCAATATCATGGCAAGGAAAGAAACATATGGCTACGCAAGAGCAACAATACGAACGACTGTTGGCACGATTCAAGAGGCAAGTTCCAAGCAGACCAGAATACCTAAACAGGATCGCAGAAGAGCTAGAGCTCATAGTAAAGCAGCGATTCACTGATTATTTCATACAAATCACAGACATACTAGACATGACGGTTGACATCCCGCACATGACGCGCGGTTCAGCTGGTTCCAGCTTGGTATGCTGGGCTATGGGCATCACTGACGTGGATCCCATCAGATGGGAAATACCATTGGCTAGATTCCTGAATCCACTCAGGGATGATCTGCCAGATGTCGACATAGATTTCCCGCATTGGGCACAGGACACGGTCATGCAGAGGATATTCCGTCGCTGGCCCAACAAGACCGCACGCATATCAAACTACGTGACATTCAAGGAAAAAAGCGCCAAGCGTGAAGCAGCGAGGAGATTAGGCGCCAAAGGAAGATTGCCAAAGAGGATCGATTACAAGAAACTGGGTGTGGATCCAGAGGAAGCAGAACGGATCGAACGAAAGTTAATAGGCAAGAAAAGGGCGATATCAAAACACTGCGGGGGCATCCTAGTATTCAAGCACGATCTACCCAAGAGCCTGAAGAACGGGGAAAACCAGATCCTGCTGGACAAGCATGAGGTAGAGGACCTCGAGCATCTCAAGGTTGACATATTAGCTAACCGTGGGCTCAGCCAGCTGGTAGACATTGAACCAAACATAGCATTGGAAGAATATCCAGAACAAGACATCCTAACATCAAACCTTCTGAGTCGGGGCGATGTGCTGGGTGTGACGCAGGGCGAAAGCCCTGCCATGCGGCGCTTGTTTCGAGCGATAAGGCCGCAATCAAAGTCCGACTGTGTGTTCGCTACCGCGCTGATAAGGCCGGTAGCGACCACCGGTCGCCAGAAAGCCAGCTTCTTCCATGACTGGACCGAAGAACGATTGGCTGACAGCATAGTCTATGAGGATGACGCGATACTTAAGATATCCAAGCTCATAGGCTGTGATCATTATGAAGCTGACATGTATAGGCGTGCATTCGCCAAGAAGAACGAAGAAAAGGTCTTCGAGTTCATGCAGAGGATGGGCGATCAAGAAGACAAGGCCGCCATACATCGCGAGCTGATGCAGCTGGGCAACTTCGGACTCTGCCGTGCGCATGCGGTCAATCTCGGTAGATTGATATGGGCGTTGGCTTATCAGAAAGCGCACAATCCGCAGGCGTTCTGGCGGGCTTGCCTCAAGCACTGCCAAGGCAGCTACAGGTCATGGGTCTACAAGCGAGAAGCCATGCTCAGCGGTTGGGAGATCGATCAGATGGGCTATCGTGTTAGTGGTGAGTCAGATCCTTGGCGCCAGTTCCGCAAGGTCGGTTACTGGACCACTCCCGAGTTCCTACCTGGCATGAACGTTCAGAACACTTGGCTGGATCGCTGGGAGTTCACGGGATTGGTAGCCAACGGCAGGGTGTTCAAGGGCGACAGCGGCAAGTATGTGACCTTTCTCACGCTGGGTGTGGGCAATGGACGCTACATCGATGTCACCGTGAGGCGCCCGCTGGCTTATTCAGACAGCGTGATAGTCAGCGGCACTGGCAGGCTGAAGCACAGCAATGGCAGCGATTATCTAGACTGCACTGAAGCAGAAGCAGCTTAACCACCAGCTTTGAGATTGTTCAGCATCTGCTTCAGTTTGCTGCTCTGCACGTCTGCGGTGATCTTACCAGTCTCGCCTTGTGGCACTGCATCAGTGCTGGGTGCCACTGATGTCTTGTTCTTGATGCTGTCAAAGATTGAGCTGCTCTGTTTTTTGAACTGCTGGAACTCTTGGTCCTCAGCCAAGTCACGTATGCGCAGGCTGTCTTGATCAAACTCGAGATCGATTTTCTGCCCAACACCACTGCTGGAACGTGTCTTCATCAACTGTAGCTGATAGCGTCCATGTTCTTTCATGCTCCTGCTGGTGAAGATGCCAAACACGTTGTCTGCTGTGTTGATCTTAGAGATACCACCACTGATGTGGCTGTGATCAAACTCGATCTCTTCGACCGCGCTGCGATTCAACTGCGAAGCAGTGACCAGCACGATGTCTAGTTCCTTGGCCAAGTTGCGCAGTTCTTCACTGACATACTTGTCCTTGACGAACAGATCGCTGGGGCTGACCTTGGCGCTGACCGGCATCAACAGATCCAGATAGTCGACGCAGACATAGTTGGCTTTGCGTCCTGTTTGTATCTGTAGTTCCTTGAGATAGCTGCGGAGATCATTGACATTGCTCTGTGCTGGCATGTATTTGATGCGCAGGCTACCTGCCTTCTTGCCCACCATCTTGACCTTCATCTCGACGGTGTCGAGATCCTTGAAGATCTCCTTGCTAGGCACGTTAGTCAGCATGCTGTCGATGCGCATAGCGCAGAGTTCTTCGCTCAATTCCAGCGTGACATACACGCCATCCAATCCAACGGTCATCCAGTTAACCGCTAGGTTCTGCATGAACAAGCTCTTGCCAGAGCCAGATCCGCCAGCGAAGATCTCTAGCTCGCCCCTGTTGAATCCACCGAACAGCTTCCTGTCGAGGTTGGGCCAGCCTGTGGTCATCTGACCATTGTTGTCCTTGAGCTTCATTAACCTGCCGCGGGGATCATCGAAGTAATCGAGACCTAGATCCCTGGTCAGAGATATCTGCACTGCATCTCTGACCAGCTTCTCGATTGGATCATATTCACCTTTCTCGATCAAGTCAGCGCTCTTGAGGATCACCCTTTTCAGCGTCTCATGGCGAGTGAACGATTCAAACTCATCCATGAACCAAGAGATCATGCTGTCTTCTAGTTTTTCTATCTTCTGTAGCTCGACAGCAGACTCTGCCTTGATCTGATCAGTGTTGGGCAGATCATTGTATTTCTTGCTGTAGTCCTGCAAGAATGACGCGGCTGATCTCAAGCTCTTGTCAAAGTTGACAGGATCAAAGATGTTCTGCACTCGCACGAAACTCTGTGCATCTGCCAACATGACTTCGAGGAACAGCTTCTGCAGATCAACAGAATAATCCTTAGACGCCATATTCTCTCCTCATTAGCTGTATCTTTAGCTTACTATCTTGTTTAGTCGAAAGTATAGTTCTTAATGTGTATAGCTTACCGTATCTGCGCATGCTGTCGGCGCAGTCCTTGATGCCTGATTCCCATTCTGGGAATGCCACGCTCCATCCATATTCCAACGCTGCATCTACCAGCTTCTTGCCGCTCTTGTCACGATCTGGCACCACGATTATCTCGCGGCCCAGCGTGTCGATCATCTCGGCCTTGCGCTCGCTGACCTCATTGGTTAGCACTGCCACGCCGCCCACTGCGATGGCATCCAATGGCCCTTCCATCGCTAGCGCGAACTTGCTGTCGCGCCGCTGTGCATCCATGTTGAACACATAGTCGCTGTCCACAGAGTTGATGTATTTCATCTTACTGTTAGAATCGATACTGCGAGCTGTGTAACCAACCGTGTTACCGCGCCAAGTGAATGGCAAGATTATCCTGCGACGGAAGCCATCCTCATGGCTCCAATGCCAAGGATGATCGTCGATAGAGAACCCCCTGGACTTGATATATTCAACCGCGTCCATGAGATCCGGATCATCCAATCCGCCATCTAACCATTCTCTGATAGTGGTGCCTGCGGGCAGCTCGCGTGGATCAAACTTGATCTCAGATCTAGCCTGTTCCTGCTGCACGATCTCAGTGTCAAGTTCGCGCATGGCATCCAGCACGATACGCTGGACCGTGCCCTCATCCATGCCCATCCAACCCATGAGCCTGCGCATCTTGTATCCAAAATGCAGACCTGGACGCCACGTGGTCTTGAAACCGCAATTGAAGCAGTGATAGCTGGCGCCACCCTCGGCTGTGAACAGCATGCCGCCGCGATTCCTCGTGTCGGGCGTCTCGCCATTGTGTGTGCAACAGACCGCGTTGAAGCTGAGCCAACCTTTGGCAGCTCGCTTGTGCCTCGGCAGCACGTTGGATATGGCTGTCTGTATCCCGTTCATCACATCATTATACACAAATACCAAAAGTTAGTCAACGGTTGTCTTCAATGCTAAGTATCACGGTTGGATTTGGAATGGACAAACATCTAGAGGATTTCCTCGAACGCTATCCTTTCTTTGCCCTGATAAGATATGGTGAGACTGAATACGTCTGCATCATACAGAATCAGGATTCTGACGTCACCACCATATATGATTATCGCAGCCTCAAAACCGAGGAACACAGGATCGATTTCATCACGCTAGCAGAGCAATGGTGGTGGGAAAGCAATCGAATGATACCCATAAACATATTCCTCAAGGATGATTGGTCACAGTTCAGATACGCGGTCAAGACCTTGCTCAGCAAGGAAGTTTCATTAGTAGCTGGCCATACCGTGAGGCTAGCCGATCTTGCAGCCAAGAGGACCAAGCGCAAGATGGTGCAGCTAGTCCGCAAGCCCACATAACAGATTCATATGGACAGCTACCAGTTGTGCATAGCTCACAGCATGAGCTTTCTTGAAGTAATATGCACCGTCTGAGGGCTTGTTCCAAACATCAGCAGCCACATCCTTCCATGACAGACCTATCAGATGGCGCTTGGCCGGACGTATGACGGCTAGGAACATGGCCATGCGAGGTATGCTATCCAGTGGTTCAGGCATCTTTTTCAGCGTGTCGTAATGGTTGTTGATGTGTATGACTCGCTCCACGAACTCTCTGTGTGCCAGCATGTCCCAGCGCGGGGCTGTGGTCATCAATCTTGTGAGATGTGCTTCGTCTCGCACTGACTCATAGACATGCACGTTGAGCAGATCCAGCTTGACATATCCTAGCTCTTCGGCTTCCTGATAGTCTAGGCTGCTCCAACCAGTGAAAGGATCCACAGGCACATCTGTGACGAACACGCCAGTGTTATGCTTGACCCATGCATCCTTGCGATTGATCGCAGCAGGCACATGACGTATCAGCTTCAGCGCACGTTCTCTATCTGCGAAATCGATATCGATGTCCATCAGTAACCTGCTTCAGACAGTATGGTCCTGCACCATTCAGCATCAGCTACATAATCCCTGAGCTTGCGCTGCCAGAACTCAGGATCGATCCACGGATAGATCATAGCCAACTGTTCACCGTTGAGTTTTTCCAGTGCTGCGATACCGCTGTCACAGGTATAGACTAACCATGGACTGACCCTACCATTGGTGATCATGGCACAGAGCCTCGATGGAGATGCATACAAGAAGAAGTGATTGACCACACTATCATGTTCTTCAGCCCATGTGCTCATCTCCGTGATACCACGTTCCAGCGCATCCTGTGGATGCTCTCGCCTCAGATAAGCCATGAGATACTCATCATAGAAAGCGTCTTTGGTCCATTGATCTAGTTTCTTATTGTTCTTGATCACCCACTCTGTAAACGCCCCAGGATTGATCGCACGGATGCCATGCAGATGCCTGCCGAATCTCACAAAGGCCTTGTAGTAAGGGCTGTCAGCGAAATCCTCATAGGACTTGTTCTTGGCCGATCCCTGCGTGAGCTCATAGAACTTGATCCAGGCTTGGAACCCCAGCCTCACGCCAATCTCATCGCGCTGCTGATGTCGCCTTTTGGTCTCACAGAGATGCGCAGCCAGAGTGGATTCTTTCATGAATCCCTTGCCACAGAACTTGCATTTGTATTCCTGTGCCACCGGTCCTGCTCTCACAGCTTCTGCTATGACCTTGGCTAGATCACTCATCGCTGCCCTTCATCGCTGCCTTGATGTCTTTTTGTGTCCATCCGCGATCCTCGAGCTCGCGGATCACATCCATGTCATCGTTGATCGCAGCCAAGATCTCTAGCTCGTCATCCGTGGCATTGGGATAGAGCTTGCTGAACAGCTTGTCCTTCTTTCCGCTCTTGCCACGCTTGGCCGGCGGGATCCAACCATGTCGCTGTGTGCCCATGCCTGGGCTAGCTGCTGTCATCAACATGTATTGTAGTTTAGGATGATGTCTGACTGTGTTGAAATGCTTGTTCACAGTTTCATTCACTGCCATGAGATAATAGCGAGCAAAGTCAGCATTGCCTTCCACGTTGGATGCATAGCGCATGTAGAGCCAAGCGGGAAACTTGTCCTTCTGTGCTTGCTTCAATCGTCCCCACCAATCGCGATCCTTGCGATCGACCGCGGGTAACACGTCTGCTAGCTTGATAGCTGATTCATCTTCTGCCATGTGCGTAACTTACTACCATGCCTTGGTGATGTCAATGATCTCGCTCTGCTTGGATATCTCCTTGACGAAGAAAGCACATTTGGGATTGGGCTTGTCTTCCAAGGGAATGGCCAATATATGTCCAGGTTTGAGCTTGGGGAAATACCATTTGACGTCTTGGTAAACATCGATGATCTCTATGGGGTCATAGTCTGCCATCACTCCCTTGATAGGATTGAAAGTGAATGCCTTGAAGCTGCGATCATTGAGGCGCGTCAAGGGCAGCACTTCTAGATCACCAAAGTCTGGTTCGCCGATGACCATCTGCCAGTTATAGGGCATCTTGATCGTGTGCTTGCCAATCTTCATTACCAAAGCTGGATCATTGAAGGTTTCCATGAAGATCAGGGGAATGAAGAAGTAATCCGGATCACGTGGATCGCTGTTATCTAAAACACAGAATCGTAGGTCATCCACGTATTCTGGTAGGTCGTTCATTTCATAAGGTGTGTTGTCTGCGGTGAGTATTTTCATAACATAACTTTACAATCTTATGCAGGCTAGAGCAATAATCACCTGCGCCAAGTCACCACATCATCCAGCTGTTCCTGTGTCCAGCGATCATAATAGCCTTGCTTGCGCAATATATCAGATGCAGAGTTTAGTTTTTCTATAGATTGAATCAACACGATCGCCCAAGTCCCCTGATTCATGTTTTCACCAGCGACGATCTCAACATCATCTGGGTGATCTTCCAGTGCCACCAACCCAACGGGCATTAACCATCTATCATTGGCATGCTTGATGATCAAGCTGAGATCAAGGGGTGTTATCGCACGTGGATCCATACCAACTGCTAGCACATCCTTGGCTAGTCCCTGATCTGCCAGGCCAGTGAGCAGGATGTTTAGATCCTGTAGTCCGTCACACCATACATATTCTATCTTGTCTTGCAAAACGGCCTGCTTAGCGAATGGACAGGGAACATGTCCTAGCTGTGCGTTGTGCTGACTCACCCAGTCCAACACCCAAGACTTGACATCATCTCGGAATCTATCAAAGCTCATCTGGCCAGTCCCTATATAGTGCATGTTGGATGTCATCAGCCACGAACTGATTGAATCCACGATGCTTTTCCTCTAGCTCACCTTCCAAGGGTGCTACCCTCTTGAAAGCCGCATCCAGATGGGCCATGTCTCGGAACTCCATCATGATGTGCCACTCGGGAAGATCAGCGATGCTGCGGAAGCCCATCTTGCAGCGAGTGATGCGATAGCTGACCATCTTGTCCTCCTGCACCAGATGATCTAGGAACTTGCGCATGTTTGCTACCCATTCGCTGTCACTGATGTCGCCATCCTTGTTAGCCCAGATATGATATATGTCCATCACGCAGGTCCCATCACTTCAAATCCATCAATCTCCGCCTTGTATTCATCGGCTTCACCGAGATAGAGATATCGGAATCCCCTATCCTTGTATATGGCACACTCATGCCTGAGACTAGCTATGCCTAATCGCAGTTTAGGATCAGCATAATCCCATGCGAACTGTATGCACTCCGCGTCATAGATATCATATCGCCTGATGAGGCTGAAGGCCACTAGTTCATCATGCTTATCATAATAACCAATCACATCATTGCTTTGATCGGTGTATTCGCTGGCGAAGATGGGCATGAAACTAGGAAACCGCTTGTGCTTGCAATATCTCAGATAGAGATCACCTAGCTGTGCGACATTAGGTTGGCGTAGATAGCGCCAGCGATCGACCATTGGCGCGTAATTGGTCTTGCTTAGATCGATCCTTGCATACAGCATCAGATGTTTATCTTCTCCACCGAGAACGGATAGTTGGCTTCCTTGTAATAGGCCTTGCGCTTGGCCATATGGCGCTTGCTGAATTTGCAAGCTGATGTCACGTCCCAGATCTGCACGAAATCTTTGTCCTCGGCCTTTCTTATGCCTCGTCCGATGCTTTGGATGACCCTGACGAAACTCTTACCAGGTTCCAATAGGACCAGGTTAAAAATACGGGGAATGTTAATACCGACAGCAGCGACACCATAGGTAGCAATAATGACCTTATCGCTAGATTCAGCCATCTCATCATACTGTTCCTTCCTGTCTGCGGCCTTGTTCATGCTGCCGCTAACGAACACCGCGTCTTTGATCTTGTCTGCTAGTTCCTTGCCAGTGGCGATCCTGTCCACTAATATGAGGGTGTTGCCTGCGGTGCGTATGGCTTCACAGGTATCTGCCAACCATTCTAGTCGCTCTGGGTTGGTGACCAAATGCTGCATCTCTGCTTGATAGGTCTTGTAGTCCTGCGTCTCCTGTGTCTGAAGGATCTTGACATGGCATTGTGCTAGATGGCCTGCTTCTTGTAGTGTGCTAGCTGCTAGCCTATTGACCACTTCACCGATGCTGCATCGCAGTGCTTGGAACTCGAACTGTTCTTTGGGTATGGTGCCAGTCAGCCCCCAACGCAGGGGCACGTTGCTCATCACACCAGTCAACAGCGTCTTGAGCGCATCAGCTTTGGCCTGATGCACCTCGTCCACTATCACGCAGATCACGCCCTCGAGGAAAGCACCGATGTCGGCTTCACCTTCCTTGGTCTTCTTGAGCATGTTGTTGAGGCTCTGCCAAGTGCAGATGGTGTGTGTCTTGCCCACTTCCTTGCGGTCACCGAAGTAGACACCCACATCCAGCTGTAGGTTCTTGTAGTCAGCTTCGGTCTGCGTGACCAAGCTCTTGTTGGGCACGATCACTATGCTACGACCATATGGTTCCACCTTGTGGCTCAGCACCGCGGTCATGATGGTCTTGCCGGCACCAGTCGCTACTTCCTGCAGGCATTGCGGCTCACGCAAGAAGTTGTTGACGATATCGATTTGATAGTCGCGCAACATGATTGGTTGGCCTACCATGGGATGACCTTTGGGCCATGTGATGTGGCTGTAGCTGTTCTCGGACACCTCTGTGAACTCGAACTTTGGATGAAGCTGTCGCTGATCTTCGACATCAGCGACCCTCACGTTCCTTAGTTCTAGCTCTGACAATATCTCTGGGAGGAGATTGACATAGCTGCTGCCACCCAGCTGGAAGAAGGCCACGCAGCCATCCCATCTACCAAGACGCACTGCTGGCAAGTGCCTAGCATAAGGTATCTCATATTTGAATTTCTTGACGAGGCGCTTGCGCATGTCGAGGTCCAGGCCCTCGATCTTGCAGTTCACTTCATCTTTGATTATCAGTTTACAGGTGGCCATGGTGCATCATCATCACTGTTTATATGTAGCACACCTAGGAAATCACTGCAAACGCCACTCGCAGCCAACGGCGACATTGAGTTCATATCAAAGATCAAGATGTTCTTTTTGCTATCATAAAAGTCAAGACCGGCTAGTTCTTCGAGTTTGCTTATGAATGTAGTTTCGTTTTTAGCATCGATGAAAGCGTCGATCAACTTAGAATTTTTGCGTCTGGCATCCCCAACGAAGGTGAATCCAGCATCCGGTAGTAATTCCATGATCGCCTTCACTTCACCAATGGAACGAAATTTATTGTGCTTAGCATCCCATCGCATCGCATCCTGTATGCTGTTCACAGGATGCGACTCTATGTTGATGCTCTTGATGCCAGGTCCCAAAGTGATACCGTGTTTCAAAGCGATCAATGCATCCATGTTGATGTCACCAGTCCGCTGAGACAGGAATGATTCCATTGCTTGCTCAGGAACATCACGGAAGATTACCTCGCCAGACACGAGATCCATGGTTGGTATCTGCATGGGCTGATTATAACACGACTTAGCCAAGCTGAACAATTCTTTGACATCTTCTTCCATGTCCCAATCGATCTTGTGGAACTCGGGCATGTCAATCAACCATCTGATGTTGCCCTCGGTCATGTCAATGTTCCAGCTCTTGTTGTCTCTTTCGTAGGACCAATTGCCATATC